ACCGCAAGGAGCCTCCGGCTCCGGTCAAGTGCGACTTCTCCAACGAGCGGCTGCACTACTGCGTCGACGTCGCAGTGCTCGTCGAGCGGTGCGATCGCTCCGGTTACATGGCGGCGTTCCTGTCGGGCATGCGGTGGGAGGCGATCCCGCCGGAGAGACAGGGGCAGTTGGCGGCGGACATCAGGAAATTCAGGAGGGAGCTACGAAATGGCGGATACGAGATCGAGTAACCATCACAAGGAGGCAACAGTGGACAAGGCGGACAAGGTCGAGCAGTTCCGGTTCACGACGTGGGTCAACCAGGCAAGCCCGGAGGCGGCGATCAAGGAGGCGCTCCGCGAGATCCCGGGCGTGAAGCTCGTGTCGCTCACTGAACGCCGTGGGGAGTACCTCGCGACGATCCTGGCGTCCTCGATCCCGGCAGAGGTCCGGACCTGGTTCGAGCACTTCCGGAAGAAGGGCATTCCGACGGCCATCGTCAAGATGACGCGCAATAACCTATACGCCGTCTTCCGCAACGGGGAGGAACACGGCCAGACGACGCCTGAGACCTTCAAGCCCGACGAACTCACCATCGTTGAGAAAACGCCGGATTTCGTGTGGACGGGACCCAGGGCATACCTCTCCAAGAAGGCCCGTGGAAAAAATGCACCGACTTCGGAGCGAGGGGATTTACAACCCCCCCGGGAAAAGGTTTCAATCGGAGTATAGGTCGAACGTGTCATCGACGAGGAAGGCCCGGGCGAGAGCGCGCTTCGGGCCTTTTTCTTTTGGAGCGAATGTGGAGATCAGGGTAGACATCCAGGGGCTCGATGCTACGAGGAAGCACATCGCTAATGTTGAGAGACAGATCCCCTTCGCCACGGCCCTAGCACTGACGCGGACCGCCAAGGAAATCCAGCGCGAAGAGATCGCGCATATACGCACCGCTTTCACCGTCCGAGGTTCGTGGCTGCGCGAAGGCGGAAAGTTCGGCGTCGGGATCATCCCTGCCTCGAAGGAGAACCTCGTCGCAGTCGTTGAAAGCCGGGCGCCCTGGCTTGGGGCACACGAGGAAGGAACGGTCCGCACCCCGGAGGGCGCGCACTTCGCCATCCCCCAGAAGGACATCCGACGGACGAAGACCCAGGTCATAGCCCGATCCCATCGGCCCAAGTCGCTTAAGCGTGCGTTCAAGATCGAGACGAAGCGAGGCGTCCCGCTCCTTCTGCAGCGAATCGGGCGAGGCAAGAGTTCCATCCTGCGAGTCATGTATCAACTCACGGGCCGGGCGAAGATCGACCCGAGACTTCGGTTCTTCGAGACGGGGCGTGCCGTTGTCGAGAGGGTTTGGCGACGTATCTTCTCCGAGGCACTTGACCGTGCGATCCGCACGGCGCGGTAAACATCTAGTTTGATAGGTACTTCCGGCGACCTTTGACCGCGGGTGACGCGCGACCGCGGTTTCTTTTTAGCCACAAAAACTTTTTTTCGATTTCGCTTCGCTTGGAGGCCCATTGAAGGTCGTCCTGGTGCATCCGTCCAAGGTGGTCCCGTACGCCCGTAACCCTCGGAATAACCAAGCGGCTGTCGCCAAGGTCGCCGCCAGCATTCGGGAGTTCGGGTTCCGCCAGCCGATCGTCGTGGACAGCGAAATGACCATCATCGTCGGGCACACACGGTACCTGGCGGCGCTGGAGCTCGGGCTGGAGAAGATCCCGGTCCACGTGGCCGAGGGTCTTTCGCCCGAGCAGGTCAAGGCGTACCGGATCATGGACAACCGCTCCCACGAGGATTCGGAGTGGGACGCGGAGCTGCTCTCCCTCGAACTCTCCGACTTGAAAGATGCCAACTTCGACCTCGATCTTACCGGCTTCGAGGACGATGAGATCGCCGAGGTGCTCGCCAAGGGAATCGTGGGAACAGCGGGGCTCACCGATCCCGATGATGTCCCGGAGCCGCCCGATGAGGCGATCACGCAGCCGGGGGACCTGTGGGTACTGGGCGCCCACCGGCTCCTGTGCGGCGACTCCGGCAATGCGGCTGACGTCGATTACCTGCTTGCCGGTGCGACGATCCACTTGGTCAACACGGACCCGCCGTACAACGTCAAGGTCGAGCCCAGAAGCAACAACGCGATTGCCGCGGGCCTGTCGTCGTTCGGTGGAGGGGACGCAATCGAGGCTTCGGATGCGCAGGGGATGCACCACCAGGGATTCGACCTGGCGCGGCACAAGAGCAAGTCGAAGGCGACGCACAAGAAGCTGCGCCCGAAGGACCGGCCGCTTGCCAACGACTTCGTCTCCGACGAGGAGTTCGACAAGCTCCTGCGCGCGTGGTTCGGGAACATCGCGCGGGTGCTGGAGCCCGGGCGTGGTTTTTACATCTGGGGCGGGTACGCCAACTGCGGGAACTATCCCCCGGTCTTGAAGGAGTGCAAGCTCTACTTCTCCCAGGCGATCATCTGGGTGAAGGAGCACCCTGTCCTCACCCGGAAAGACTTCATGGGCAACCACGAGTGGTGCTTCTACGGCTGGCGTGAAGGCGCGGCGCACCAGTGGTTAGGCCCGACCAACGCCACGGACGTCTGGTCGATCAAGAAGGTCAACCCGCAGAGCATGATTCATCTCACCGAGAAGCCGGTGGAGCTCGCCGTCCGTGCGATGCAGTATTCGTCCCGCCCCGGCGAAAACGTCCTGGATCTGTTCGGCGGTAGCGGATCGACTCTTATCGGCGCGGAGCAAACCGGGCGCAAGAGCTTCCTCATGGAGCTCGACCCGCTCTACTGCGACGTGATTGTCGAACGTTGGCAGAACTTCACCGGCAAGAAGGCACAGCGGGTCCCTCGTGGCGAAAGCCTGGCTGTGTAAGTACGTCCTGGTCGAAGACCGCAAGGAGTACGAGGCACAAGGGTGGAAGGTCGCGGGACGGGGGCCATGCCTGGGTGGGTGGCCGTCGCTCATCATGGAGAAGCGTGTAAGGAATGGCAACGCAAACCTATCCAGTATCGGTCATCTCCAAGCTCCTCGATCTGACTCCCAGGCGGGTCCAGATCCTCGCCAACGAGGGGGTGATCCCTCGGGCCGAGAAGGGGCGGTACGAGCTCGTCCCGGCGGTGCGCGGGTACATCCGTTACCTGCGGGACCGCGCCATCGGCGCGGATGCTCTTCCCGACGAGTCCGCCCGGGCGAGCAGGGCGAGGCTCATCAAGGCCCAGGCCGAGGCGCAGGAGATGGAGAACGCCAAAGTACGGGGGGAACTGCTTCCCCGGGAGCCTCTCGAGCAGGCGCTCGGCGCGGTTTTCGGGGTCGTGCGGAACCGGATCCTGGCGATCGATAAGAAGCTGCCGATGCGGGTGCTGGGGTGCAACTCCCTGCGGGAGATCGAGGCGATCGTAAGCGAGATGCACCACGAGGCGTTAAGTGAACTTGCGACCTTTGACCTCTCACGATGCGCAGCAGGTATCGATCGCCAAGACGTTGAAGGCGGCGCTTCTGGCGCTGACTCCGCCCCCGAAGCTGAAAGTGAGCGAGTGGGCGGATCAGTTCCGAAGGCTGTCCCCCGAGTCAAGCGCAGAGCCCGGGCAGTGGTTCACAAGCCGTGCTGAATACCAGCGCGGGGTCATGGACGCTGTCTCGGACCCTGCGGTCGAAACCGTCGTCATCATGTCATCTGCGCAGGTGGGCAAGACCGAAGTCGTAAACAACGCGATCGGGTTCCACATCCACCTGGACCCGGCGCCGGTCCTGCTTGTTCAGCCCACGATCGAGATGGCCGAGACCTGGAGCAAGGACCGGTTCGCGCCGATGCTGCGCGATACGCCGGTCCTGCGGGGCCTGGTCAAGGACCCGCGCAGCCGCGATTCCGGGAACACGCTTCGGCAGAAACAGTTTCCCCGGGGGCATATCGCGATGGCCGGGGCGAACTCCCCGGCGTCGTTGGCCTCGAGGCCGGTGCGTCTGGTGCTGCTCGACGAGGTGGACCGCTTCCCTCCCTCCGCCGGGACGGAAGGCGATCCGGTAAAGCTTGCGACCAAGCGCACCGCCAACTTCTGGAACCGCAAGATCATCATGACCTCCACCCCGACGACCAAGGGGGCCTCGCGGATCGAGGCCGCCTGGGAGGAGTCCGACCAGCGGGTCTACGAGGTGCCCTGCCCGGTCTGCGGGGGGTTCCAGACCTTGAAGTGGGGCCAGGTCCGGTGGACGAAGGACGAGAAGGGCAACCCGCAAGGGGTCCACTACGAGTGCGAGCACTGCCAGGGAAAGCTTTCCGAGCCTGACAAGCACCGGATGATCCGCAACGGAAGGTGGGTCATCACCCGCCCCTGGATCGTGCGGGTGGCGGGCTTTCACATCAATGAGCTCTACTCGCCCTGGTCCACCTGGGCGGGTGTGGTTGAGAACTTCCTCGAGGCGAAGAAGCGCCCCGAGACGCTCAAGGTCTGGGTCAACACGAGCCTTGGCGAGACCTGGGAGGAGGAAGGGGTCACCGTCGACGATGCGGCGCTGGGCGGACGCCGCGAGGACTACGGAATCGGGGACGCTCTGCCCGAGGGTGTGCTTCTGATGACCGCCGGCATCGACGTTCAGGGCGACCGGATCGAGGCAACCGCGTGGGGTTTTGGCCTCGGGGAAGAATCCTGGGTAATCCAGCACGCGGTCTTCCGGGGGAACCCGGAGACGAGCATCAAGGTCTGGCGGGATCTGGACGACTGGCTCCTGCGGGTCTATCCGCACACGTCGGGAACGACCTTGAGGGTGGCCGCCGCCTGCGTCGACTCCGGCGGTCACGCCACCCAGCAAGTCTACGACTACTGCCGCAGACGCGAACCGCGACGGGTGTGGGCCATTATCGGTCGCGCGGGAGCGGGCTTGCCGCTCATCAAGATCGGAGTCAGGCGCACGCGGCAGAAGGTGGTGCTGGGAATCGTGGGCACCGATACCGCGAAGGGGCTTCTCTTCTCGCGGCTTGCCCTTGGGGAATTCGGCCCCGGGTACATTCACTTTCCCCGGGACGTAGACGACGAGTACTTTCGGCAGCTCACTGCCGAGAAGCTGATGACCAAGCATGTGAAGGGCGTTCCCACCCGGGTCTGGAAGCAGATCCGGGCGCGGAACGAGGCGCTGGACTGCGCGGTGTATGCCTTCGCCGCGTTCGCATCGCTCAACGCGAACCTCGAGCGGATTGCCAGTCGTGCCGAGGCGCAGGCGAAAGAAACCAGGGCACCGAAACCCGATCCGGACGAGGGCCGCCAGCCGGGCGTAAAGATCCCGATCAGAATCCCGCCGCGCCGGGGCGGATGGATCAACAGGTGGTGAGGATGAACATCCCTTCGGAACTTCAGGTCGGCGACACCTGGCAATGGACGGAGAGCGTTCCCGGCTACCCGGCGTCCGCGGGCTGGGCGCTGTCGTTTTCGCTGTACCGCAACGGGCAACCGGTCTTCACGATCAATGCGGCCGTTTCTGGTGACGACTTCTCCGTAAGCGTCCCCGCGGCGACAACCGCCGGCAAGGCGGCCGGGGCGTGGCAGTGGACGGCTTACGTCACCAAGGGGGCAGACCGCTTCACCGTTGCGAGCGGGACGGTCAGCTTGAAGCCGGATCTCGCGGCGGCAACAGAAGCGACCGACCTTCGCACTGAGAACGAGAAGATCCTCGATGCGCTCATCGCCACGCAGCAGCGCCGCGCCACCAAGGAGCAGGAATCGATGCAGATCGGGGGCCGATCGATCCGGTACATGGCGCCCGACGAGCTCGAGAAGATGATCGGGATCTATACCTACAAGGTCAAGGCGGAACAGGGACGGCTGCGCCGGACGGTTCTCACGCGTTTTGGGAGCCCCACGTGAGCATACTCTCCCGTATCTTCGCCAAATTCGGGTACGTCCCCGTGCAGGAGGCGGCCAAGAACGTCAAGCGTGCCTACGCCGCCGCCAGGATCACCAACCTCACCTCCGACTGGATCACGGCTCCGGTCACGGCGGACGCGGATCTGCGCGCGGGAATGGTCCAGGTGCGGGTGCGGGCCCGGGACCTGGCCCAGAACAACGACTACGCCAAGGCGTATTTGCGGGCGCTAAAGAAAAACGTGGTCGGGGCCGACGGCTTCACGTTGCAGGTCAAGGCCGTCGACTACGTCGCAGATCCCAAGACCGGCAAGACCATGCCCAAGCCGGATTCCCTTGCCAACGCGATCCTCGAGCAGGCGTTTGCCGACTGGAGCCGCGCCGGGATCTGCGAGATGAGCGGGCGGTTCTCGTTCCGCAAGGTCCAGGAGCTCGCCATCGAGACCGCCGGACGCGACGGCGAGATGTTCCTTCGAATCGTGCGGGGGCAGGCCGCCCGGAACAAGTACGGGTTCGCGCTGCAGCTCGTCGAGCCGGACTACGTCGACGAGACGCACAACGTCACGCTTCCAAACGGCAACGTCATCCGGCTGGGGGTTGAGATCGATGGATGGCGGCGGCCGGTCGCGTACTGGATCAGGAAGTTCACGCCGGGGATGGACATCTACGGAGCTCCGCTTGCGGCCACCGAGCGCGAGCGGGTCCCGGCCGCCGACATGATCCACTTCTTCGACCCCGAGCGGGCCGATCAGACCCGCGGGGCCTCCTGGCTCGTCCAGTCGATGATCCGGATGCGGCACTTGGGCGGCTACGAGGAGGCGGCGGTGGTGAACGCCCGTGCGGGGGCCTCGAAGATGGGGTTCTACAAGCCGGGCATCTCGGGAGAGGAGTACACCGGCGACGCTAAGGACGCGCAGCAGCAACCCGTGACGACGGTTGAGCCCGGCATCAACGAGGTCCTGCCGCCCGGATGGGAGTTCGTACCCTACGAGCCCAAGTACCCGGACCAGCAGTACGACGGGTTCGTTCGCGCCACGCTTCGCGGGATGTCCGCGGGGCTCGGAGTGGCGTTCTCCTCGTTGTCCAACGATCTCTCCGATGTGAACTTCTCCTCGATCCGCGCGGGCTTGATCGAGGAGCGGGAGACCTGGAAGAGCCTACAGAAGCTCTTCGTCGAGGCGGTCAACGACCGGGTCTTCTCGGAATGGCTGCTCATGGCGCTTACCACCGGCGCGGTGATCCTGCCTCTCTCACGTTACGAGAAGTTCAACGTCCCCAAATGGAACGGACGCCGGTGGGCCTGGGTGGACCCGTTAAAAGATGTCGAGGCAAACCGGGCTGCGGTTGCGGCGGGGTTCAAGAGTCCCACCCAGGTCATAAACGAGATGGGCGGGGACCGGGAGGACATCTACCAGGAGATCGCGCAGGACCAGGAATACGCGGCCTCATTAGGGCTTTCGTTCGACTATTCCGCAGGAGGGAAGGCAGATGCCCAAGGCAATTCCGAGGAAGATGGGGCCGCCGCCGGGGGAGAGGCAGTACCGGTCGGTGGCGGTGGAAACGGGAAAGACAAAGCCGCAAGAACGGACGGTCGAGATCGCCTTCTCCTCTGAGGCCCCGGTCGTTCGCTGGTGGGGGATCGAGGTGCTGTCGCACGATCCGGGTGCAATGGATATGTCCCGGATGGAGAGCGGCGGCCCGGTGCTGATGGACCACAACACCCGGGATCTTGTCGGTGTGGTCGAGGAGTGCCGGTGCGATGAGGACAAGAAGGGCCGGGCGCTGGTGCGGTTCTCGAAGTCCACCCGTGCGGAGGAGGTCTTCCAGGACATCCTGGACGGCATCCGGAAGAACGTCTCCGTGGGCTACGACGTCAACGACGCAAAAGAGCTGGATCCCAAGGAGATGCCCAGGGAATTGGTCGAGCTGGCCGCCCGGGAAAAGCTTCCGGTCTACCGGGTCAGCTCCTGGACCCCGATGGAAGTAAGCATGGTGGCGGTGCCCGCCGACCCGACTGTGGGCGTGGGACGCGCCGAGGAGGCCGCCGCCAGGGACGCGCCGCCAACCCCCGTCGAAGCAGTGGTTCGCGCCGACCCTGCGGTGGAGCTGAAGCGCAACGAAGAATCCGCCGCGCCGCAGGCGCCCGGAAAAATACTGGCCAAAGCGGCCGAAGGAAGGGAGGTAAGGGTCATGCCCGAAGAGAAGAAGCAGTCCCCCGAAGAGATCCTGGCCGCGGAGCGGGCCAGGGTGGAGGAGATCAACGCGCTCAGTTCGCGCCACAACATGCCGGCCGAGGTCCGGGACAAGGCGATCCGTGAAGGAGCGAGCATCGAGGCGTTCCGGGGAACCGTCCTCGAGCGGATCGGCACAGAGAAGCCGCTTCTGCCGCCCCCGGGCGAAGTGGGGATGTCCAAGAAGGAGGACCGGGAGTACTCGATCGTCCGGGCGCTTCTGGCCTCGGCGACCGGAGACTGGAGCAAGGCCGGGTTCGAGCTGGAGGTCTCCCGGGGGATTGCGAAAAAGGTGGGCAAGGAGTCGAAGGGGTTTTTCCTCCCCACCGACCTTTTGATTCGCGCTCCGCTGTCCGCGGGGGTAACCGCCGCCGGCGGCGCGGCGGTCCAGACGACCATCTATCCGCTGATCGAGCTGCTCCGCAACCGGATGATGGTCCGGAACATGGGGGGAAGCGTTTTCTCAGGTTTGCAGGGCAACGTCGCCTTCCCCCGGCAGACTGCCGCGGCGACGCTCTACTGGACGGGCGAGGTGCCGGGCACCGACGTCACCGAGTCCGAAGCCACCTTCGACCAGGCGGTGCTCTCACCCAAGACGGCGCAGGCCACCACGGCCTACTCCCGCCAGCTTCTGGCGCAGGCCTCGATCGACATCGAGTCCTTTGTCCGCAACGACCTGGTCCGGATCAACGCTCTCGGGTTGGATCTGGCGGCAATCAACGGGAGCGGCTCCGCCAACCAGCCCCGGGGGATCCTGAACCAGACCGGCATCGGCTCGGTTGCGGGCGGCACCAACGGCCTGGCTCCGGGATGGAGCCACATCGTGGGGCTGGAATCCGCCGTGGCGATCGCCAACGCGGACTTGGGGGAGCTTGGGTATCTCACCAACACCTCGGTGCGCGGGAAACTCAAGCAGGTCCAGAAGGCGACCTACCTGGACTTCATCTGGAAGGACGCGCCCGGAGGGAACGGCATCGGGGAGATGAACGGCTACAAGGCTGGCGCCTCCAACCAGGTGCCTTCCGACCTCACCAAGGGCACGTCGGTGGGGGTGTGCTCCGCGATCCTGTTCGGCAACTGGACGGAGCTGTTGATCGGCGAGTGGGGGGTGCTGGAGCTCATCACCGACCCGTACGCCCAGAAGAAGAAGGGGAACATCGAGGTGACCTCCTTCATCATGGCGGACATCAACGTCCGGCACGCGGTGTCCTTCGCTGCGATGGTGGACGCGCTGACGACGTAGCCGGCAACCTGACAACCAACCCTTTAACGCGGGGCGGGGGACATTATTCTCCCGCCCCTTCGTTTTTCCAAGGAGGAAACGATGAAGGTGAAGATCCTCAAACCCTGCGGCATCGGCGGGACGCACGTTTGCGCCGACGATATCGTCGACGTCACGAAGGAGGACGGCAACACCCTGTTCGCCTACGGCCTGGCCGTCGAGCCCACGGACGAAGAGCTCGCTTCCGGCAAGAAGGGCAGGAAGGGCGGGGAATAGGTGGGCGTTGACCTAGACCTTGCCGCCTTCTTCGACACCGATGCGTTCGCGCAGACCACCGTCTACACGCGCATCGGGTATCCGTCCGTTCCGATCCCGGTGATCTTCGATTCCGAGTATTCGGTCGTGCAAGAGATCGGTGAGCCTGGCATGGGGGTTCCCTCCCCGCAGGCTCTGTGCAAAACCGCTGACGTGGCGAACGCCTCGCGCGGCGACACGCTTGTCGTGAATGGTACGACCTACTACGTCCAGGAGGTTCGCCCGGACGGCACGGGGATCACCACGCTCAT